CGTATTGATGAATTAAAACGAGCGAAGCGAGCAACCAAGCGTCAACGATAGCGGTCAGATGATGACACCAAACATAATCAACACCCGCCTGGCCGCACGGCTCGAACAGCTCCAGATTGAGCGGCTGATCCGTGTCGAATCGATTGCCAATTCATCGGGCGCGGCCGTCAACGCGGCCATCGATCGCATCATGGCGACCGCCGTTTCGAAACTGGCCATCACGTCCCGGCAAATCGTAATCGAGCAAATCCTGAGGAGCATTCCGGTCACGCTTGAGGCGGTGATTGAGCGGCAATTCATCCGGCTGGCCTACTGGTCGCGATCGGAATTCGCGGGCGTGATGGCTCGGACGATTCCGCGGCGATGGTTTCGGAAAATGAATCCGGCATCCGTACTGGTTGGCGAGGATGATCACGATGATGCGGATGTGTTTTTCGCACCGGGCGTCAATGTCGACAATCGGATTGAGCCGATCGCGGCAGCGAGGCTGTCAGATGCGGAATGGACGGCATGGGTGGCCGAAAACGTATTCCCGCCACCGGCTCGCGACTCCGTGCTGGAAATCATCCACAGACCGAACGCGGGCGTTGATTGGGCTGAGCGGATTCGCGGTCTGTCGAAGCTGGTCGAGCCAGAAAAGATCGCATCCGCGATGACTGCCGGAATCGCGGACGGAAAGAACATCGCGGAGCTGTCACGGGACGTTCTGCAGCACGTCGAGGGCGGCATCAAAGCCAGTGCCCGCCGGATCGCCAGGACGGAAGGGCTGCGGGTGGCGAATACGATGCAGCGGGATTCGTACGCGGACCTCGGAGACTTGTCGGTCGGAATCCAGATTCTGGAAACGCTCGACCAGCACACGCGGCCGCACCATGCTTTGCGGAGCGGTCAGATATTTTACAACGACGGACGGCAGCCGGATATCAGCCAGGCCCCAGTCCTGCCTGACGAGCCGAATTGTCGTGGCTTCGACATTCCGGTGATGGCTCCACCGGAAGAATTCCGCGACGATCCGGTGATGGCATCGCTGTTCCAGAATGCGGGCGGGCACGTGATTCCGGATCCGGCAACCTATTCTCAGTGGTGGGCCGGGGCGGACGTCGGCCGGAAGAAAATATCGGTCGGATCAGGCCGTTTTAACGCGATGGCGCGGAAACTGGGCGGGACTCGGGAGCCGGAATGGGAAGACTTCATCGACCCGAAGGGTAAGCGGCTGTTGATGCGTGAGATAGATAGCGAATCAGCGGCGGAGCGGGAATTGAGGCGGCAGGGCGTATTCGCTTCGATTCGGGAGCGGTCTGGGTTACTACAGGGGATCGGATGATGCGAAACCTCGTATGGTCAGCCAGGGATGGCCATCATTTCATCTGGAACTACGACTCCGGAGACGAGGCATCGGTCGTGAATCTGGTCGCTGAGCAGGCGGACGATCCGGAATCTGTGTTCACGTGGCTCGATGCGGGTCACGTGATCAAAGAGGTGCGACGCCTGGAATATGAATCACGTCCAGCAACACGGTTTACGTTTTAATCTAGGACGGAGCGACAATGAGAGACAGCCGAAAGCCGGTGTTCGACATCCCTGACGATCAGATGCGAACTCACATTATCATTGAGCGGATTCGCATTCATCAGGAGCGAAAACGCAAACGAGAGGAAGGGCAATCTCAGTCGTTCGGTGGCCATAAAGGGACAACGGGTGTCGAGGACGTGCCGCCGCGGGCTTATCCGGTCCGGTCGTATGTGGCGACGCCACTGAAATAACGCCCAGTCTTAGCATTCAGCATCCCCGTTCCGGCGGGGCTTTTTATTGTCCATTTCGAAGTCAGATTGACGACAAACAGGAAACTTAATTAAATCGAATTGACAGCAGAGGCGATTCTGTTTCTAATCGGATCGACTACATTGAATTCCGGAGTCTTCGATGCCCGCGACACTCACGACAGTTGAGAGCCATCACGACGAATCGCTCCAGTTCCTTGAAGGGACCGGGGCAGCGAAGGTTGATCGTGAGGCCGGGATCATGCGTGGCGTCAAATTGATCGGCCACGATTCGAAAAACGGTCGATCGTATCCGCCGGCCACGCTGCGAGCCGCCATCAGTCACTACGAAGGGGCTCGCGTCAACGTCGATCATCCTGACGGGGCGCCGGGCAAGCCGCGCCGCGTCGCCGACCGAATGGGCATTGTTTCAAACGCCCGATACGTCGAAGGCCACGGCATTTTTGGCGATTTCAAATTTAACCCGAAGCACGCTCTGACCGAGCAGGTGCTATGGGATGCTGAAAATAACCCGTCCGCGGTGGGGTTCAGCCACAACGCCACGCTCCGGATCGGTCCAAAGAAAAACAACCGAACGGTAGTCGAGGAAGTCATGGGCGTCCGCTCTGTCGACCTCGTTGCCGATCCGGCCACAACGGCCAGTCTTTTTGAACATGACGCCAGCGATGGCGATCCCAAACCGGAGACAGACGAAATGACGCTCGAAAACGTCACTCTCGAAGACCTGAAGAAAACCCGGCCCGACCTCGTGACTGCACTGGAAAGTCAGTCGCAGGAGTCGAACGAACTGGAATCCGTCAAAGCGGAACTCGCCGCGGCCAAAGCCGAAAACGAAACCCGCGACAAGCAGGACGCTATCGAGGCGGAGCTGACTGCGGCGGAGCTCGACCCAAAAGACAAATTCCATTGTTCGGACGTGTTTATCAGGGCTCTCAACGCCTGCGAATCCATCGAAGACCGGGCGGAGCTGATTGCCGATCGGGCCAGCCTGGTACTGGAGTCGGCTGACGAAAGCCAGAAGCCGAAGCCGAAATCGAAAAAACCGGTTACGACTCAGGCCACTGATGCGACGGAATCGGTCGATGTCAAATCATTCGTCCGGTCACTCCGACTCCGCTGATTCTGCCCGCTCAATAAGTTCAGGAAACACACGATAACCCCACACAGGGACAGTAAACATGAAATCTCTAAACGCGTCGCAGGCGGTCAGCAATGCTCGGCTGCAGTTTGAACTGGTCGATCATTTTGCCAGCTACACCGACACGCAGACCTGGACGAAGACGGACGCCGATGCCGGGGCGAGTCTGGCAATCGATGCCGATGGCACCGGCGGCCTGATGCTCTTCACGACTGGGGCGACGGACAACAACGAAGTCTACATGGAGACGACAAACGAACTGTTCAACTACCTGGACAATCGCCCGTTGAATCTTCAGGCGTTGGTCAATTACACGGAAGCGGCCACGGACGACGCGAATGTCCTGGTCGGCCTCATGGATGCACCGGGCGCCAATTCGCTCGTCGATGACGGGGCCGGGCCGAAATCCAGCTACACCGGTGCGGTGATTTACAAGGTCGACGGCGAGACGACGTGGAAGTTCGAAACGTCGATTGCCGGCGACCAGGTGACGTCAACCAGTACCGCGACGGCTGGCGGATCGGATCAGTTGCTGGAGATCGACATCCTTCCGGTGAGCAGCACGACCGCGGAAGTCGTTCCGAAGGTGAACGGTCAGCAGCTCATCGACTCGACCAGCGGCGATCTGATTCGCCACACGGTCACAATTGCCTCAGCCACGCAGATGGCGGCAGTGGTCGGCGTCAAAGCGGGTGGAGCGACCAGCGAAGTGCTGACGCTCAAGGCTATTTCGATCGTCCAGAAATACTGAGTCAGGTAACGGATTCATAACGCCCGCACGGGCTCAAAGAAAAACGGAAGGCAAAGACAATGCCCCTACTTTCAGGCATCGCTCTGAATCGCGAGATTCAGCGGAAGAATGGCAACCAATTCACTCAGGCACAGGTGTTCGAGGAGGTCACAGACGCTCTCGAGAAGGGGCGACGCGGGGAAGTTGGTGGAATCAAGCCGAATGAATTCTCACTCCGGAAGCTGTTTCAGCAAACCGTCCAGGACGGCTATGAAGCCTTACAGATGCTCGACCCAAGGAACGAAGTCGAGGCCACTGAAGCGGTTGACTCGTCATTCTTTTCGAAGATCACTGGTCAGATCATCTACAGCCAGATCCATCAAGCGTACGAGAACGAAGCCTTTGTTTTCAGCGGGCTGATTCCGAACGTGCCGACTCCGTTTCTCGACGGCGAGAAGATTCCCGGAATGACGCGGATCGGCGATGAAGCGGAAATCGTTGGCGAAGGCAAGCAGTACCCGGAAGCGGGATTCAGCGACGAGTACACCGAAACGCCGCGGACCGACAAACGCGGTCTGATTGTGTCCGTGACTCGCGAAGCGATCTTCTCCGATCGGACTGGCTTGATTCTTGGCCGTGCGGCCGAAGTCGGCGAGTGGCTCGGGATGAACAAAGAGAAGCGGCTGATCGACGTCGCGATTGGTGCCACCAACACCTACAAGCGGAACGGCACTTCGAGCAACACCTACCAGACAACCACGCCATGGATCAACGATCAGTCCAACGAATTGACGGACTGGGAAGAGATCGAAGCGTCATGGCTGCTGCTGCGTGAAATGGTGGACCCGAATACGGGTGAGCCGATCATGATCAACGGCAATGATATTGTCGTCGGTCCTTCGAAGGCGGCAACGCTCAGTCGAATTCTGTCGGCGACTCAGATTCGCAACATTCAGGGTGCGAATGAGACGATCAGCGGAAACATCGTGCAGCGGTTCCTCGGGAGCACGCGAGCGGCGGATTCTCAGCAGATGGTCGCTCGGGTCGAGAGTGAGCTCAGTGTCTCGGCAGCGAATTCGAAGCTGTACTGGATTCACGGCGATTTCGCGAAGGCGTTTGCATACATGGAAGCCTTCCCGCTGACGACGGTTCAGGCTCCGACGAATGCCACACTCGCGTTCGATCGGGACATCGTGGCTCGCTACAAGGCCAGTGAACGCGGCGTGGCCGTAGCCAAAGACCCGCGATACGTGGTCCGCAACAAAAACTAAACGATACACCTGGGGCCGTAATGCCTTCATCGGTCGCTGTTGCTTTCTCATCGGCAGCGGCGGCCTTTTTTTTGTTGATCATCGGGGAGAGTGATGGCATGGCGAGGAAATACACAAAGCGGGATACGGGTGACGAGTCACAATCATCACCCGTATCCTCGACGGTGGGTCAACCGTCTCCGCAACCGGCCTCGCCGAAAGCGGCCACGGTGACGACGTACCACGTGACCTGCCCAGCGATGGGCGGTAAGCCATTCGTGACCGAATGCGGCTGCCCGGCGGACGCCGACAAGGCGTTTCGTGAGGCGTGTGCCGGGCTGGACGAAGACGCAGCCCTCTCCGTGACTGAGGCCTGAAGCGATGTCCGACCTGACTCAGGTGCAGCTCATCAAGACGCAGACGTTGGCTCGCATTGTCGAGATCACTGCGGAGCAGAAGCCGTCGTACAACATCGACGGACAGCAGGTGAGCTGGGGTGCATACCTGAAGCAGCTTCAATCGACGGTTGCGTGGGCTGACGATCAGATCAACGCCGAAGACCCATTTGAGATTCAGACTCAGGCCTACACATGACGCTGACGCTGGCTATCGCTGACGACCTCGACCTGTTTGACGGGCTGGAGACGGCTACGTTCACACATCGGGTCGATTCGTCGACGGACGCAATCACGGTCGCATTGTTTCGGGCGATCAGCACGGATGAGGCAGCGGCCAGCGATGGCAAATACACGACCGAAGATGTGCGGGCACACGTCAAGACGAGCGAAGTTGGCACTGACCCGGAACCGGGCGACACGATCACAGACGCCAGCGGGGTCATCTGGACGATCCTCAGCGTTCAGCGTGACACTCTCGCTACCCGCTGGCGTCTGATTTGCCGCCGCCTGGACATTGCAGATGAGGCGTCAACGCTGATCACGATTGAATCGGCCACATGGGCGAAGTCAGCCGGCGGGGCACAGGTGGCGACGTGGAGCACATCGCAAAGCAACGTGCGGGCAAAGATTCAGCGAATCGCCGCGGACGAAACAGACGAAACGAATCAGCGACAGGTCAAGGCGCGATTTGTGATCACGTCCGAAGTTCAGAATCTGGTCGGCAAGTCGCATCGAATCCTCGGCAGTGACGCGACGATTTATCGCATCCTCGGATACCGCAATACCGATCGGATTGACAGCCTCTACGAAATTCTCGCGGAGGTCTGGTGATGGCGATTGTGTTCAAAGTGAATGACCGGGAATTGAACAAGGCACTCGACAGGCTCACGTCGGTCGGTCTGGCTCGTGGTGTGCAATTTTACCACACGCAATTACGGCTGGCGGTGTCGGTGCCGAATAGCGGCGTCGACATGAAGGTCAAGCGACAAACGCCAGGCGGTAATAAACGAACGCGGCGAGTTTATTCGAACCCGTCGAAGGCTGGCGAGCCGCCGCGGTTGCGAACTGGGTTCGGCCGGTCGCAGATTGTTCGCGAAATCAACAAGGCGAAATTGAGCGGCCGGGTCGGCATCACGAAGGCCGGCATCTACATGGCCTATTTGGACCTTGGCACAAAACACATCGCCCGGCGTCCGTTCTTCACGACGACCCTGATGAAACACAAAGCGATTATCGCCCGACTGTTCGTTTCCGGGGGGCCGAAAATATGAGCGTCGCCAGCCCGGAAGGATTGTTCCACGCGTGGTATGCACTTGAGGCCAGCCTGATTGCATTGGTGCCGGTCGCTGACGTGTTCACTGGCGATTGCCAGGACGAAACGCAGGCCCGGCCGTACGTGACGCTGAATATCACAGGAGCACCGGAAGAGCATCGCAGCGGCGGTCAGTTCGTCGAGCGGTCGGAATTGATCGTCGATTGGTTCGGCGATTCCTGGCAGGACGGCAAAGACTTTGCGGACGAATTGAAAGCACAATTGCACAATCAGGCGATCAGCACGACGGGCATCGATGCACGCAACGTGCGGCTTTCTGACGTGCAATATATGCAGGAACCTGACGAGGTGTGGCACTTTGCCAGCACCTATGAAATCGATCACGAGACCTCCTGAACGGAGTTTAAGTCATGGCGAAGACGATCAGTGGAAAAGCGGGCAAAGTGCAAACGGGGGCAACTCCTGTCGATGTGGCGGACGTGGCATCGTGGTCGATCACGATCAGTTACGAGATCGGCACGTTTGCGAGTTCATCGACCTCGAAACACAAAGACCGCGTCGTTGGTGTGGGTGACTCGACTGGCACCATCAAGGTGTGGCAACAGGACGACGTCGCACCTGGCCTGACGGTCGGCGCAGAAGTCGCCGTGGTGTTCGACCTCGACGGAACGAACGCGAATAAATACACGGGTTCGATCGTGATCGAATCATTCGATGGATATGACGTCGACATGGATACCGGCGGCGCAGTGTCTGCCAATTACAAATGGGGACAGGCGGGCAAACTGACCGCAGCGGGCATTGTTCCGGCTCTCACGTAATCAGCTCCCCGGGCCTCGGCGTGCGGTTTATCCATACGTCGGGGCTTTGTTTTGACAGCATCCTGAAGTGAGGATCGGGACCAAATGGCAGACGGACTACACAATTTAATCGGCGAGAAAACCACAACGATCACAGTCGACGGGACGGAATACACGCTCTCGACGGCGGTGATGGCGGATCATGCCGAAAAGGAAGCCTACATTCATTCGCTGCGGCCGTCGCTGATGCAGCTGCTCAGTCAGATTCCATCGACACTATCGCCGCGGGCTGCTCAAGCGATGCAGGAGGTGGCGTTCAGAGTCGCTGGGAGATCGCAATTTGTGACACAGGATGAGGAGATTGAATTCGATTCATCGCCGCACGGGATCGCCTGGCGATTGTGGCGGAGCCTGCGGGACTATCACGAAGAATTCGGGAAGGGAGGTGATCCGATCTATCAGGCACCGAACGAGCGGAGTTATTCAGTCACGCCAGCGAACGGGGTGCAGTTGGTTCTGAATTTTATGGAGCGTGCAGGCAACGAAGCGACGCAGGCGATCGTGAGGGCGGTCGAAGAGTCTGAAGAGGCGGACATTCTCCCAAACTGATTTGGCTCGGTGGCGATGATTCAGAGCCGGCACCGGGCACATATCAGCGGATTCCGTGGGCTGGAATCTTTCGGCAGTTGAGCAGCGAAAATGGCTGGACGTGGCGGGAAATTGGGCAAATGACGAAGTATCGATGTCTGGTTGCTGCGGGTGCGAAATGCCCCGAAGACGGCAAGCTGAAACTGACGCCAGAAGAGTCAGAATCGTGGATGCGGCAGCGTAGAAAGCGGGAAGCCGATGGCATTTAAGCTGGCCGAAGCGTTTGT